GGGGACACGATCTCCTTCCACTTGGAGACAGCATTCTTGTTGACGTAGATGAACAGGATGTGCGCAATGCCATGGCAAGCCGCGTACAATGTGGCCTGGCGGACATGATCGTGCTTGGGGAGCTCGCGGTAGTCCCTTGGGATCTCAGACACCCACCCCGGCGGCGGGGCCCAGCCGGCCGCGCGAGCGAGATCCTCCCAGTACATGCCCTTGCCTTCGCACCAACCAAACTCGTTGATGGACTTGATCTCCAGGACGTACCGATAGATCGTCTCCCCTACCTTGTGGACAATCACACCATCCATCAGTCCGCTGATCCCGAGCTGCATGGCGAGCTCGGTGTGCCGCATGGACGGTTCGATGTACAGCCACGAGATGCGGTGGCGGCGGTTCATCCCCCTACACGACGCGCACGGTGCTGCGTCCAGCAGCGAGTTACCAGAACAATCCGGGAACGAGGTCCGCGGCATGAAGCCGGCTTCCCTGGTGCGCGCGCCACAATGCGGACACTTCCAACGCCCCCAGAGCTTGCCGACCAGGCCGAGCTGGTACTGGACCATGCTATGCACGGCGTCCCCCAGGATGAACTCGCTGTAGAGGTGGGGAGGGAACCTGGTAGCATTGGCCACATCACGCTTGAACTCGAAGCCCCACCGCCGCACGGCCGGGTCATCCGAGTACAGCGCCTCGTCAGCCTGGGCGATGAAGTACCGAAGCACTGGGCAGAAATCATCACGACTCACCTGGGAAGGGTGGTAGCCAGGAGAGCGCGGTGGGATCTGCCGGAGCTTGTAGTAGTTGTTCACTAACCGCCGTAGGCCCAAGGTCATCGGCACAGTCACGGTCGAGTCTCCTGGCACGTCGGGCACATGAGGCTGAAACCCAACGGCATCTGACATTCCGCACAAATCAACGGCTCCTCTTCCCTCTTTGCTCTGTAGGCTTTGGTGCGCCGGCACCGGAGGCAAGTCACCTCAGAAGTGACGACAGTAATGCGCTTGTGCGGAGCGAACATCCCGCAGGCGGTCCAACGGTTCCACTTACCACTCTCCAGGTGAGTAGCAAGCCCAGGCAGCCACGCCAGGTCTACCATCACAAACCCTCCAAGAGGCGCAGCGCCTCGCCTGGGTCCCCATCCATGACGGCCGCAGCGGCCTTCATCAGCAGCTCCGCTCGGCGCAAAGGGAAAGCCGCCCAGTCGAAACCCTCCCACCCGAACACGAAGACCGGGCACTCGCCCATGGCCAACGCCTGCCCTACGATCTCCTCCAGGTCCTCGCGTTTCACCCGGATGGTCTTCGCGTTCGGCTTCGCCCTGGTCTTACACGAAGCCCGGAAGAGGTCGCCGCTGGCGTCTCCCTTCCTCGACGGCCGCCAACCGCAGCCGCTTCCTGGTGTGCGCTTACCGGATGGCAGCGCCGCCGCGGCGGCCTCCTCCTGGGTCTCATGTGTCGGCCGGTGTGGTCCTCTGAATCGTCGGTTCATCTTCTTAGCCACCCTACACCTTCAGCGCCGCGCCCTGGTCCCACAGGGACTGGAGCACACGGTTTCGGAGATCATCGTAGATAGAGGAGTGCGCCCGGAGGAACGCTGCGCAGTCCCCCACCTTGGCAAACGCCATCTCCCCACCCTCCAAGAAGTCGGAGTACAGGGTCAGCCGCTGCTTCCCGCCCCCCTCCAGGATGAAACCATCCCCCAGCCCCCTGGCGTACCGCATCACCACGTCCAAGTCATCCGAGTCCCCTACGTCGTGGTTGTCATCCGGCCGGAGCCAGTAACGGATGATCCCGGAGGCACCTGGGCTGCCGCCGTACTTGTGCTTGGAGACCTCGAACTCGAAGTCCCCATGGATGGCGTACGTGTTCGAGGCGTCGTACGTGTAGCCCTTCGCCATGAGCCGGAGATCCAGGCAGCATGAGTGTTCCAGCTTGTTCCCGCCGGTCGGCCCAAGGTACGGGTGCTTGCCCCATCCGATGTTCTTCGTAGTGACCTGAGAGGTGAGGAGCACTGTAGGCCGGTACCTGGCCGTGAGCCCCTCCTCGAAGCACTGCGCGATGTGCCTGGTGATGAACCGGCCCATCACGTTCGCGTGCGAGGCCACGACCGGAGCCTCATCCAAAGCCTTCTCTTGATTCGACTGTGTGTTGAGCATCGATATCGAGTCGATGACGATGAGGTCGAACTCCTGCGCCACCACCGCTTCCTCGATGGTGGAGAGCGACTTCTCCGCCCAGCCGCTCCCCACCAAGAGGACATTCGACGTGTCTACCCCGTTCTCCCTGGCCCACTTCTCATCGATGGTGCCCTCGGAATCGAGGTAGAGGCAGCGCATCGGCTCGCATCTTCTGGCAGGGGCGAACACCACATCCTTCGGCTTGACCCCCTGCTTCCCTACGAGGTGCGGCGGAGGATCACACACGAGCGCGGGGAGGGTGGTGCGGCCAAGTGTGGGGTGGTCCGCCTTGCGGAGCACGTTACCTTCCGGCAGCGCCCCCTCGCTGATCCGCAACGCGGAGCTCGGTGGGAGCCACGCATAATCATCCTCATTCAGCAGCCAGAACCTCGGGCTCGGGCACCTACAATCCACGCACCGGATGTCCTCACCAGCGCCCCTCCGCACCTGGACGGGGCACGGTTCATCATCAAAGTCCATGCCGGACCGTTTCTGTCGCGCGCTGTCCCGACAGGTGCACTCGGGGTGCCACACCAGGGGCGTCTTGCAATTGCTAATGACAAGATCCTCTGCTACCATCCACCCAGACTTAGTGTGGAGGTCATAGACATGGCCCGAGAACGGGTGCCGCTCGACGTTGACGATCTTGTCAGGCGCTACATCGCCGGAACCCCAGTGAACCAGCTCGCCCGCGAACTCGGCGTGACGGAAAAGGTCGTACGTCTCCGGCTCAAGAAACGGGGCGTCCCGATACGAGGCCGCGCCGAAGCGGCCAAGCTCAAGTGGGCGCGTGCCCGCAGCAGCGACGACTACACCGAGGTCGTCAATCGGCAATGCGGTAAGGCGTGGGAAGCCGTGCGGGGCCGCAAGAGGTCCGATGGGGAGATCGCCCAGTCCGCGCGCACGCATTACCTCCGACAGATCCGACGCGGCTCTCCGAATGCCATCAACGACGAGGACCGGCTCGCGGACGCCCTCGAACTTCTCGGAGTACTCACCGAGAGACAGTACGCTGTCGGCCGCTACAACCTCGACCTCGCCGTCCCCGAACGCCGCATCGCCGTGGAGGTCGTCAGCACTAACCCGGTGCGTCGTGGTGCCGAACTGTTCCGCGAGCGAACGAAACACATCCTCGATGCGGGCTGGCTCGTGGTGTTCGTGATGTTCATCAACACGAAGCCCAAGCGCCGCAGAGTCCTGTTGCCCCGAGTAGCCCAGGAGGTACTGGCCCTCCTTGAGATCGCCCGCACGGACAAAAGCGTGCTCGGCCACTACACGGTGGTTGGGCGTCAGTACAAGCGAACGCCCGCCCTCCGTCGTCACCTTCACGACCTCCCCTACATACCACATCCGCTGGACACCTAGCACCCGCCCCTGAACCATCGTGTCACCGACGACGCAGTGCCTACAATAGTTCTGGGCGGAACGCAGCGCCCGCAAGCAAAGCGTGCTCTTGAGGACGGACTTGGGCCCCCACAGCCTGTTGATCGCCCCGAGGCGGAGGCCGCCCCAGGTCAGCCAGTCCAGCATCAGGATGCCGAACGGGAGCGTCTTGACCCTGGCCACCGGAGCAACATCCAACGGCATGGCCGTTGACTTGCCCCACGTTCGGCCGATCTGATCCGCGATGGCAGACACACGGGACTGGCCCAGGGACGGCGAGCCCCCCTGGTCGTAGGCCGACAGGTCCGGTAGCTTCAACTTGCTCTTGGCCGCGTCCTTCTTAGCGGCCGGCTTCTTTGCCCGCTTCTTGCTCAAGACTTCCTCCTGTCCTTTTCCTTGCCACCAGGCGGGACCCAAGAGACACCGGCCTCCACCAGCGCGTCTTTCACGAGGCCCTTGAGGACCGCCCTACTACCGTTACTATCGTGCTCGTACACCTTTCTGCACGCCGCCAACACCGCATCGATGAATGGCCGCGTGAACCAGTACCTCTGCCCGATGATCGTGCTCGCACCTGGGAGGACCCCTTCAGATAGCCACGCCCGAACGGTGCTCTGGGATCGACCGACAGCCGAAGACAGCGCCGTCGTGCCGTAGACCCACTGCCCGGTCCTGTCGTCACCAGGGCCCAACACCTCATCCACCGGAGGTATCCTCCTGGGCATCCCGCGGCGGCCGGCATGAACACTCCGCTGCCAACGCCTGGCCTCCGAGAGGTCTCGTTTGTCCATGTCGCGCCGGAACCGTGCACGCGCCTTCCGCTTTCTGGCGGCCTCCCGCCGCTTCCTACTACGTTCGAGCACGGCCTGGCGGTACTCCGGGTCGTTGCGATAGCGCGCTCGCCGCTTGGCGTTGTAGTCGCCTCCCTTCTCCGAGTACCACTTGTCGAACCTCTCCTTCGCTGTCTTCGGGCTCATACCGGCATCCTCCACGGCCATGGGTCATTCCTGATGTCAAACCCCTTCTCCCTGTAGTAACGGAGTCGCCTTTGAGCCTGTCGGATCAACGGAGTCAGGCCGTACACGCAGTCGAGAATCATCGGCTTGCACGGCGCTTGAGGTTGGAGCCCGCGCCCCATCGCCTGCCGGACATCCGTAATGGGCCCGCAGATGGCGAGTAGGGTAGGAGGAGGTTGGAAGTCCACGCCCTTCGCTGCGGCCTTGAAGGTCCCGATGCATGGTGACTTCGCCATCTCCCTCGCGGTGGTGTTCCCCCCGACGTAGACGCCGGGGTCCGCCCCAAGGTCCCGGAGGTCGCTGACGATAGCGGCCACGTGGGCCCGGAGGCCGGCGAGCGCCAGGACATGGCGGCCGTCCTGATGCGCCTGCCACAGATTGGAAGCGACGGCGGATCGGTAGGCCGGATCGGCCATCATGGTCTTCTCAGCCTTGTGC